TGATATCCTATGGGATGATACTTACCGCGGCACAATCGTAAGCATAACTAGTGATGGCGCGGGTTCGGGGTATAACGTCGGTGATGCTATCACGGCAGTAAGTGCAACAGGTTCAGGTTTCATCGGTTCAGTTCTAACCACAACTGGCGGCCCAGGTACAAGCATAGCAACAGTAACCATTACAAGCGGCGGCATAAATTATCGCTCAACTAATACAACCTTTGTTATTGCGGGCGGCTCCGGGTGTACATTGTCTGTTGCAGTGACAGACATTTACGGCTCGACTGTACACATCGCAGCAAATCCTACCATTGATGCAGGCAACACAATTGCTAATATTACCTCAGTTATCGCAGGGCTATCAGCAACGATTACAAACCGCTTAATCGGCACAGCAGCATTTGGCGGCACGTTTGCATCATCGTCGAGACTTGCAATTAACCACATAGAAGCCGCAAACGTAGTATTTTTAATAAACCGCATCAACAGTACGACGCCAGGCGAAATCACAGGTCTTGTTTATACAAACCTAAATATTGAGATCACCGGCGGCACGAACGCAGGTGCTGTAGTATTGCCGTATGAGGCAGGCTATTATTTCGAGGGCATTGTTTTAGCAGCAAACGCATTAAAGGCGCTGCACGTAACTACACAGGCCGTAACATTTACCTCAGGTGTTGCGTCCGAGGCATACTGCAATATTGTTTCGACTGCACAACAAATTTTTGACCTAAAGAAAAACGGTGTTTCCTTCGGTTCAGTAACATTTGCAATCGGTACCAATGTAGGTACTGTTACGATTGGTGCAAGTACAGCATTTATAAAAGGCGACCGCCTAGAGGTGTTTGGCCCCGCATTACCTGACGGTACGCATGACCAAATTGCAATTACTCTAACAGGTTCGATTACTGTCTAATGCCGTTTATTACAGCGCGAGTTATAAGTGTCATCCGCGATGATGTTATGGCAGCACTGGCATTCGCAGGCGATAACCAATCTGTTTTATGTGCATCTCTAGTTCAATTGGAAGGAGAAATTATTGGTGATGATATTGCAAACCACACATTTGAGTGGGAGCAAACATTTGGCACGCCAGTTACTCTTATCAATCCAAACACGCTAACCCCATCGTTTGTCAATCCGCAAGTATCTGACTTAGAATTTACACTTTGGTTAGATCGAAATACACCGTACGAAGATTCGGATGTTGTTGTTGTTTCTCGCGCCCCAACTGATTTTATGACAACCGGCCTAGGTGGCGGGACCTCAGGAACAATGGGCATAGCTGGTGTTGGTGTTGCGGGAACGGCTCGCGCTGGCGTAAGCGTTAGCACCGAATTAATCAATGATGCGCACGTTACAGGCTGGGCATTTACTAACCCACCGACTGCACGTTACAGCCCAATATTTAAAGCAAGCGACTTAGATCGTGTACGAGAAAATCTGAACGGCCAATACTGGTTAATGAAAGACATTGATCTAAGCGAATACGATAACTGGAATCCAATCGGTACTGCTACACGACCATTTAGCGGTGAGTTACAAGGCAACGGATTTAAGATTGATGGATTAACTATTAACTCACAACCAGTAGACGCAACATCTATTGATCCCAATGTTAAGCTTCTGGCTCACTTCGATGGTGCCGACGATCAGGCAACCACCATAGATAGTAGCAGCAGCGCACAGACCATCACATTGTTTAACTCTTGTGTACTAGATACTGCATTTACAGTATTCGGCCCATCATCACTATACGCAGTCAATAGTCCTGCTCATGCGATAGTAACTTCATCACCTGACCTTGCGCTTGGCTCGGGAGACTGGACGATAGAGTTTAGATTCCGTCCAGATGGAGATCCTGGCGGCGCAGGTATTATTTATGACCAACGGGCTGGCGGCGCGGGGGTTGTTCCAACTATATACTTGATTGCAACTAACAGTATAAGATACCATGTCAACGGCGTAGATCGCATTACTGCTTCTGGCATTAGCGGTACCACTTGGTACAATTTTGCTTTGTCTAAAGTATCTGGCACTACCCGTATGTATATTGATGGCAGTCAGGTAGGCTCAAGCTACACAGATGGACACACATATCTTCAGAATCCGCTCTACTTATGCGAGGCTGGCGATGCGCCAGGTGGCGGCTTTGGGTTCCAAGGACATCTTGAAGAATTGCGAGTCACAGTAGGCGTAGGACGTTACTCTGGTACTAGTTACACGGTTACAACAGATGCATTTAGTATTAACAGCTATAAAGATGCTGGTATATTTTCATACATTGGCAATGGAGCACTCATAGAAAAAGTTGGAATCACTAATGCAACTATCAGTGGCGTGGGTAGTTCTATCTATAAGGGCATATTAGCAGGGCAAGCATCAGCCGACGTTACCGTACGCGATTGTTACGTTGAGGGTACTGTAGCATCTGGCGGCGACAAAGCTGGTGGCCTAATCGGACACACAGGTACAAACGCAAGCAGCATATACGAGAATACGTATGCTGATGTTACTGTTACTGGCGGCGGCACTGATACTGGTGGCTGGGCTGGTACATTTAGTGCTACTCCTACTTACATAGAAAACTATAGCAACACAACTAAAACTGCCGCCGTAGTCGGCACTGGTGCACCTGCTGGTACAGAAGTTAGTGGGCTAACAACAGCACAGCTAACAGCAGAAGCCAATTACACTGGCTGGGATTTTGTTTCGACTTGGGAAATTGATGAAGGTGTTACGCCAGCTACATTACAACAAGATACTTCGTATGTGCGAGCTACAGGCGAATGTGACGATCAATGGATGGTTATTTGGGACAAGCCATCAGTACTAGGTGCCAAAAGTTACGGACCAGCATATACGTATAAAGGTGCAATAATAGAAGAAGCATTGGGCAGCGGCTGGGGATTCTCGCGATTTATACCTGTCAACCGCGCCGGTGGGTTAATGACTCCAGCCACGACACACAGGATTACATCTGTTTGGGATTATACACCAGATGCCCCTAATGTGGGACAAACATCTTCGATTGAAGAAATTCGAGTTATAAACGATAAAAAATTCACATCAAAAGAAACATCAGCTAGTTTTGGGCCGTATGGTAATGATGCAGTTGGCGGTGTTCTTGGCGCAGGCATTGTAGCAACGACAGTCAATTTAGTTATAACAATAGCAAATCCTCGCAAGATCAGTATGGCGGAAAGTGATACAGGAACGTTTGGTGATGCTGGCACGGCAGCGACTGCTCCTAATGTCTATGTTCTGCGAACTCAAGGCAGGAGTTTACCACTTTTAACCGATATTATGAATCACGGCAGTGGCGGAACCGAAACATACTCCGAAAATATAGTCATCACCCGTCTCAGTGGCGCAAGTATCGGATAACAGATAAATACAATATAACAATATAAGGTATAATAGATGAAAGGCGTATACACAATAACAAAATACAAAGCTGAACGCGATGAAAATGGCGAATGGATTTGCGGCGAATTAATTGAGGTCTTGCCACCACAGGAAAATCGTATTACACAACGGTTTGCAAAACAAATAATGGAGCAAGATGTTAGTGGCCGAGGCCCGACGCAGGTACTTATTAAGGTTAGTGAGGCTGTATATAATGGAGCAGCCCTAATAGAGGGCAATAGCGTTACTACTCCCCCACATGTGGCGGGAACAGTAAATACCAACTTCAACGGAGGAAGCGCACGGTATACCGCAGCGGCAGGACTAGATGATGCATTTTGGGAAGTTAACTCACTTATTGCGCCGCCCGCGCCTGCTCCGCTCACACGGTATATACGTACAGTATATATGGGTGGCGGCGGCACTCAGGCCCAAGAAGATGTGTTTAGTATCCTTAATTTAACAACGCCGTGTCCGCAAACTGACTCAGAAATCCTAGAAATTAATTATAAGCTTATTTTGGATTCAACAACACTTGATGCAGAAGGCACTACTGGCAGTAGAGTAAATGATGAAAGATTTCAATTCTTGTTCCCAGGATCATCATATTACATGCCTTCTGCTATATACGTTCAATCAATCGGCGAAGAACGCTGGGGTGTTGGCATAAAAGAACTTGCATCTGGTAAAGCACCCGGGATCAATAGCGGCACCGAAATATTTTATAATACAGTTTTAGGATTTGGTGGTGATACTGCAATCGAAACATTACAGAAGCAGGGTTTTGTTTCTAGCTCGTTAGTTGGACAGTTTGGCATCAGTAATATTTCAACTAATAGCTCAGAATGGTGTGGTTATCCACTTAAAGGACTAGCGGTAGGCCAAACTAATCGCACATGGACTCTTACTAATGTTGATAAAGGCACACCTTCTTCTGTACAAAATACATTTGCTAAGAGCGCAGATACAGGCGCCCGCCGCAAACCATTCTTGAACACCGGTGACCTCTCAACATCAGCAGCTAGTGTTACTATGCTAGATAAGGGCTGGTGGAAAGATCATATAGTAGATAGCTATACGCAACCATTTTGGTATAAAATTGAAATGGTAACGGGCGGGATTGTTGGTACAGCTACATATAAAGTTAAACGTAGACGTTTGGGACGCTGGGACAATAACAGTGAGTTTATGTATCCGCTGGGAATTGGAATACCGAACATGGAATTCCTTCATAACCAAGGTGTTAGTGAGCATATGGATAAGACCACAGCTTCAACAACAAGACACGGACAGACAATATGGAATGCAGGTCTCACCGACAATACACAACAAGACCCTTTTATGAATAATCCATCCACAGGATATACGGGTTATCTAGTTCAGCGTTATAATTATCCTGAATTTATTACGTTCGACTACACTGGCTTAACAATATGCGACATAAATGTACTACACGTTAATATTGACGCTACCACAACACCAGCACTGAACGTTACAGAAGTACTACAAATTGATTCAGATGGTTCTGATATTTATGTAGCTGATGCTGCAACGGGGCTACATAAGATTGAACGCAACATCGGTGATTTTAATGCAAGTAACTTCACGATCACACAGCTAACACCACCTGGCATTACAGATGCTACATCGTGTCGCGGCGTTACATCAAAGGGCGGTGGATATAATGGTCACCCTGGCAAGATTGTTGAAGTTCGTATTATACAAGCAGGCTATGGCTATGCTGTATCAGATGCAATTACATTTGCTGGTGCAAATGGTACAAGTGCGGCTGCGACAGTTAATACAATTGACGCCAATGGCGGAGTTACAAGTATACGCATCACGAACAAAGGCAGCGGATACCTTGAAGATAACGTTCAAGCATATATTTCTAATACATTGGGCGGCGCAGGCGTGAAACTTGAGCCAGTAATTGGTTCAGGTGGTGATATTTGGGCATTGTTTGACGATGCAACAGATGGATTCATGTATCTTGCACATGCAACAAGAATCATAGATAACTCAACCAATATAAATTTTAATACTACTGGCGATACAATCACTGGTAGCGGCGGCACAAATTTCCATACAGCAGGATTTGTAGTCGGAATGAAACTTATTATTAAGAATGCAGAAGACGCAGGCAACAATGGTACATTTACAATTAGTGCCATGAATACTAACGGTCTTGAAATGACTGTTTCTGAGAACTTAACAACAAATGCAACAGATACGACTGCACAAATCGAAGGCGTGAAATGGGAAATAATGACTGAGGTTATTTCAACTACTGAAACGTTAGCGTATACAGCAAACGGTGTGGGTGTTGGCGATACAATCGCTGGTAGTGGTACAAGCTTCATAACACAAGGCTTTAGAGCAGGTATGGAAATTGTTATTTCAGCATCAACATCGAATAATGGTACGTATACGATTGCTAGTATTAATGGTCCTGGAACTGTGATTACGTTAATACCATCTGATGTACTTGTAACAGAAACATTCTCTGACACGATGGAAACATTAACTGACTTCACAATTGCAGGCTTTACTGATAATGTTACTCAGGGTCGTGATGGTTTTATTGGTCTTATTATAGACCCTGAACACGCAGATGATCGTTTTGCAATGCTAACAGCAAATAACAAAGTTATTAACAACGGATCTACTACTGTCAATACAACAGATGGTGGCTGGGATTGGTGGTCATTTGCAAACTCAACAGGCACAACCACAGCAGGAACAACAGATAGAATTCGGACTGCTAGTAATATTGATAACCAAGCAACAGGTGTCGAACAGTTTGCACCTAGCGTACTAGGGCCAATTAGTGAAACAGACATTTGGGTAGTAAGTGGCGAATCTGATACCGACATGGGATACAATACGTGGGGCAGCGCGACGGTTACAGTAACTAGATCCGTTGGTCAGATGCGCAAATACGGCCCAATGAGAAATACTGATTTTGCTATAACAATTGGTTGTGTTGGTACAGCATCTAATCAAGAATGGCGAACGTGTGATACGGTAGCACAAATGAATACTCCAACTACATCCGATACTATTTTATGTTACGATTTTGGTGTGGTCGACAACACTAATTGTTCCCCAGCTAATATGTTTAGAAAAGGTGTTCCATTCGGGTATCTCGGAAAGGGATTCTTTTGGAACATTACAAACGTCCAGAACCCATATGGGTTCTACATATGGACAGGAAACGGCGACGGACTATTAGCCAATGAAGAAGCATTGCCACTCGGATTCTGGGAAGAATACGGTTGGGATGGTAATGATTGGGTGCTAGGTAATGCAAGTGCAAAAACAACACATGCAGAAGTAGCATTTGTTGGTTCAAACTTGAACTTTAATGTAGCAGGAACAGTTGTCGGTACATTCACTGGCACTGATTGGGCTACTGATGGATTTATAGTTGGCGACCACATTACAATTACTGGTTCAGCGAATGGCGGAGAGAATGATGGCATACACACCATTAAATCTCTATCTACAACAACACTAACGATTACAGAAGATACGACTTTCGTTACTAATGCGACAGATGTTACGGCGGCCGTAGTAGGATCCCACGCACTTATAGACGGATTGGCTATATCGTTTGATGATAATGGCGGAGCAGCAGCATTAGTACTTAACGAATATTATACCATACATTTGTTTGACGGAATTCTAAAAGATAATGCAACTCGCGTAACAATGGATTTACGTTATGCGTGGGCAGCTGATGCTACTGGTACGGACTTTAGTACTAGAGCAACAGACTCAGCAACAACAATTATCCCAGCGTCAAATATTGGGCCTGTTACTAATATTCCGCTTATGGCACTCTATTATCGAGATGGCACGATAAACGACCAACAGCATTATGTAGAGCCAGGAATCGCAGGACAAGGTAAAAACAACAACAATGTCCTCGGTCTACCATTCAACCACCAAATACCACAGTCCACAAACTTTGTGTTACGATTCAAGGCCGCAGGTTGTTGGGGTAGTGTCGCAGGCATTAAAGAACTTCATATGGGATTGTGTCCTTGGACAGATATTGTTGACGGCACACAAAATATTGCTATTGCTGAATTAGACGAAAATATTAAAATTGAATACGATCTCAATTTCCTCGAGATTGACCAATACGTAGTTCGTGTTAGAAACACAGGTAACGGTGCAGACCAGCTTGTATATGCAGCAGATCGTGTTCAGGTAGTTGTTGGACAAGTTGAAACAGACTACAATGGTGGCGCAGGCGAAGGCCAGTTTATTGACGGTGCTGGCTACGCTAATGGCGATATTATAACAATGGACGACGGGTCAACAGTTACGGTCGTTACACAGACTGGTGGCCAAGTTACAACATTTAATGTAACTACAGCAAGCTTAAAATCTAGCGGCAGAACAGAACGTAATGTTGTAGGAACGTACACAACACTTGATTTCCAAAATACAGGTAGTACAATTACACGCACTGGCGGATCAGGATTTATTGTAGATGGATTCTTAGTTGGCATGAAACTTATCGTTGACGCATCAACAAATAATGATGGTGTATATACTATTACATCCGTTGCCGATACCGTCATAATCGTTGCAGAAGCATTAGTTACAAATGCCTCAGAAAATCCAGGATATTTTGGAACTGGTCTATCTCAAGTAAGTGTATCTCCAGGTGGCGGCTCAGGGTTTGCACTTCCAATGGGAACAGCCAACGAAACAGCAGTTACAGCCGCATTGGGCGGAAAAGATGAATTTTCCATGCACAGAATCGGCACAGGAGCAGGCAATACTACGTGGCGCTTGAATGGTGTTGTATTCTATACATACGCTGGCGCACTACATACAGCAACAGATATGGGTGTAGTTTACCATCAAGATGTTGGTGAATATACAAATATATATGATGCCAGCATTGATTATACAATTAATCAGAGAATGCTACAAGTTGGCAACGGCACTACAACGGGCACAAACGATCCCAACTTCCGATGCTTGCCAAATCTGTTAGCTGGTACAAATAAACTAAGACTTTATCACGATACTGGCGGAACACCAGTCGAGTTTGTATATATTACTGATACGTATACTGTACCAGCAGCAGGCGAAGTTTCTATACTTCCTTATTCTGGCGATCTATGGTTTAATACTGCACAAGGTGGTAGTACAATTACGGGCAACTGGACAATTACAAAACGACCTAATCTAACATAACAGTATGCCAACAAGTAAGTTTACAATGTGCTTAACGACTGTACCTCATACTGGTACGCATTTTGCTGCACGATTGTTGGATCAGATTGGTTTGTCTCCACACAACTCGTATATGGGAATGCATTGGAATCCGTATCCATATATATTGCCTGAAGAACCTAAACTGTTAATAACTGCTAGAGATCCTTACCTAACTGCACTTCGTCATATTGCAAAGGGTGAACCCATCGAGCCTGTTGCACTACAATTTGATAATTGTATATCAAATCTATACAACGTAGATCACTACTTATTGGACATAGGCTGTCGTGAAGCAGATAGGTTAGAACACGTTTGCAATCTAGCTAGGTTTCTTGACATAGATCCTGATTTGCATATGGAAAAACTCGTACCGTTCGTAGAAGCATGGAAGCCAGTAAACACTACAGAAGAAGTAGCTGTGCGCGGGCTTTTCGTAGAAGGTACAGAAAATAACAAAGCAGAATATTTAGAAACAGGAAAATTACCGAATGGATATGATTGGAGCGTATTAGACAACGCAGTTACGTGGTATAAGTCATTGCCGACTAACGACTATGTTTAAGCGACGAACCCCTGACGCTATTTTACTTACTGTACCCCATACTGGTACGAATTTTGTAAGAACACTATTAACAATGGCGGGTGCTGAAAATAACCCATACGCAAAAGCATATGTTCCAGATGCGCATTGGATAGACAAAGGCATAACTGAAGTTTGGGATAAAATAGTACAGACAAAACTTATAATTACTGCTAGAGATCCGTACCTGTCTGCAATTCGAGCCATAAAAAACGGACAAGAAAATCCCGTAGAATGGATTGCTGATGCGTGGACTCTATGCTTTGATGCTATGTCTAAAACAAAGCACGTTGTATTTGATATAGACTGTCCTGTGCAGGCGCGACTAAATTGTGCGCAAAATGCAATTAAATTTATAGGCATTGATCTAGAACTAGACAGAATTAATGATTATGTAGAAAAGTGGATTCCTCAAAATGAATCAACTAGCATATACAAAACAAAATATTTAGAAACAGGCGAATTACCCGAAGGATATGACTGGAACCTACTAAATGAAGCAGTTGAATGGTACAATAAGTTGTTGACAAACAAAGCGTAATCTAGTATAATACATAGATGTCGGAATGGAATAATTCAACAGCGGAAGAACGTATTGCAAAGTGGAGAGCCCTGCGTACACACATTAGCAGCCTCGACGAAGAAGAAAAGATAAATAGCATTGCGGCGTTTTTTGCAAGTGTTCCCATTGGGGCACGGTGTATTGATTTCTACACACCGGATTCTTGGCCGACACCGTGGGAACTATTATACCATAAGTTATTTTGCGCAAGCACAATTAGCTTGCTCATCTATCATACTCTCTGTCTTGCCATAGGCGAGGAGCGTGTTACGATTGTTTTGATAGATGATGGTAGTGACAGATTTTTGGTTCCGCTGGTTGATAAACAACGTATATTTAATTACGAGTTAGGCATGGTAAATAACATTACGGATTGCACGAAGTTAAAGATCGTAGACGAGTTTTGCGATATAGAAATGTACCACATAAAATAATAACAACACAGGAGCTACACATAATGGAAAAAGCCGCCTCCAATGGTAATGGCAACGGAAAGCATGTAATTACATTACCGACCGAGTACCAACAATTTATACACCTAAGCCGATACGCGCGATACAGGGAAGACCTAGGCGGGCGCGAGACTTGGCTCGATACGATTACACGTTATCTCGATTTTTTCGAAGGTCATCTTGCTGAGTACTATCCTGACTCTGTAAAAGCATACAACAAAGTTCGTCCTGAACTTGAGTTTTCTATTTTGAATCTCGAAGTAATGCCTTCTATGCGTTGTATGATGGCAGCAGGCAAGGCACTATCTCGTGATGCAGTGGCTGGTTATAATTGCTCGTTTTTGTCTGTCGATTCGATTCGCGCATTTGACGAGACAATGTATATTTTGATGTGCGGCACTGGTGTTGGGTTTAGTGTAGAGCGTCAAGAGGTTGCAAATTTGCCGCCAGTTGCAGAAGATTTTTTCGAGAGCGATACGACCATTGTCGTACCTGACTCCAAGCTTGGCTGGGCGAGCAGCTTCCGCGAATTGATCGCGATGCTATACAATGGCCGCGTTCCTAAGTGGGACCTAACACGTTTGCGTCCAGCAGGCGCGCGCCTAAAAACATTCGGTGGTCGCAGTTCGGGGCCAGCACCTTTGGACGAGCTATTCCGTTTCACCATTGCGATTTTTCGTAATGCAGCGGGACGCAAACTAACGAGTATCGAGTGCCATGACCTTATGTGCAAAATCGGAGACATAGTTGTCGTAGGTGGCGTTCGACGTTCTGCGTTGATTTCGCTCTCGAATCTATCAGACGAGCGTATGCGTCACGCAAAGAGCGGCAAGTGGTGGGAGCTAGAAGTGCAGCGCGCCCTAGCAAATAATTCTGTAGCCTATACTGAGCGCCCTGAGATGGAAACGTTTATGCGTGAGTGGCTGTCGCTGGTAGAATCCAAATCAGGCGAGCGCGGCATCTTCAACGTAGAAGCAGCACAAAAACACGCAAGCAAAAATGGCCGCCGCGATGGATCGCTCGTGAAGGGCACAAATCCTTGCTCGGAAATTTTGTTGCGCAACAAGCAATTTTGCAACCTATCTGAGGTTGTCGTGCGGGCCGACGATGATTTTGAATCGCTGGCAAGAAAGGCGCGTATCGCAACCATCCTAGGCACACTACAATCGTCGCTCACAAACTTTCGCTACCTTAGCAAAGATTGGGCGCGCAATACCATCGAGGAATCATTGCTCGGCGTTAGCCTCACAGGCATCATGGACAACGAATTTTTGAGTGGCAAGAAAGGCAAGCGCGACATTACGCTGCCCGATTTCCTCGAAGACCTAAAAGAAGTTTGTGTAAAAACAAACAAAGAATGGGCTAATACGATCGGCATTAATCAATCAACAGCGATTACTTGTGTCAAGCCCTCAGGAACCGTATCACAACTAGTAGATTCAGCAAGCGGCATTCACTCACGCTACAGCGAATATTATGTTCGTACAGTACGCGCAGATAAGAAAGATCCGTTGGCTATTTTTATGAACGCATACTCTTTTCCTTGCGAAGACGATGTCACAAAACCAAATCATAACTCAGTTTATAGCTTTCCTGTTAAGGCGCCGAAAGGTAGCGTTATGCGCGACGATATGACAGCGATTGAACAGCTAGAGCTATGGAAAGTATATGCAACACACTGGTGCGAACACAAACCATCCATTACAGTCTTTGTACATGAGAATGAATGGCTTGAGGTTGGCGCTTGGGTGTACAAGAACTTCGACTATATGAGCGGCGTTTCCTTTTTGCCACATACAAATCACTCATATCGTCAAGCACCGTATCAGGAAATTGACAAAGTAACATACGATAAGCTAGTAAGCAAAATGCCTAAGAATGTTGATTGGTCATTGCTTTCCGAATACGAACACGAAGATAATACGGTCGGCGCACAAACCCTTGCATGTTCCTCTGGTTCATGCGAGATTGTAGACCTGACCACCGACACAGTAAACACACACGAATGAATACAGGAGCATAACAATGTTAGAAACTAAATCGACCATTTTTGAAATCGGCAAAATCGTTGCATTCCGCATTAGCACAGGTGATGAGCTAATCGGTAAAATTACATCAATGGATAAAGAAAGCATCACAATTAAAAAGCCTTGTGGCCTACAAGTAAATCCGCAGAATGGTCAAGTTGGACTAGCCCCGGCTTCCATGCTTGGTGATCCAGATGCAGATGTAATTTATCAGCGCACAGCTATTATTGCAATTATGAAGCCACGACCAGATGCAGCTACTTCCTATGAAGAATACGCAAGCGAAATTGCACTCGTAAAGAAATCTGGACTACTGGTGCCGAAATAATAAAAGCTGATAAATATATGTGTTATTATTAGCACACGACACACAAGGAGAGTTTTATAATGGCACAGGGAAAATCACCGTTTGAATTGCGCGCAGACTTGCTAAGTTTAGCATTTGAGATTTTGCTCTCACAGCACAGTTCCAAATCAGCTAACAGTAGTAGTGGTAAAGCTGAATCAGCGCCAACGTCAGAAGAGGTAATAGCAGAAGCACAGAAGCTTAACGAATTTATCTCAAGATCTGGAAATGATTCATCAATGGCCAGGAATATTAAATCCTAGCAAATAGATTGACATTAGCTGTAAACTAGTGTATAATACCACTTATGCTAAAGAAATTTAAAAAGTGGTTAAAGTTTAATCCTCCGGATGCCCTCGACATGGACGGGTGGACTGCATTTACGGCAAAGTTTAAGAAAGAAGCACGTATTCGCTACTTTGTTACAGAAGTTTTAGGTGACAAACTTTCCACAATTAAGTACATTCTACGCGATGCAGCCTGGGCCATACGCCACCGTACTGTTCAACGATTCCACCTTGTAGACACCAAATTAAACCCCGGATATCACGAAATAGATGAGCGCATGTTACATGCTAACTTTGAATTACTTGTCGATTATGTGGAAATTGAGTGCGCAAATATGGCGACGGTATTCGACAACGAAAAGCGCAAAGAAGCTTATGGCTGGCGCAGGAAAATTCCTAGTTTTTTAAGAATAAAAGAGCGACGCAGCCGAGAGCTAGGCATGAAGCACCTCGAATGGGAAACGACGCTATCTAGCCCTGATCTTCCTGAATACGAACGCAACCCAGGGCAAGCGGCTCGCGCAGTACAGGCCATTATACTGTACATATGGTGGAAGGATGTTTACCCCAACAGACAAGACCTTGAGGCACCCGACAGCGGCGAATTTGGCCTCAGAATTTTAAGCAACAAGTGGAAGCAAGAAAATCCTGAGATGTCTGCAAAGATTACGCAATGGTCAAAAGAAAGCTTCGAGCAAGAGCTAGCATGGGACAACGAAGAAGAAGCAATGCTGATTGCGCTAATGAAAATCCGCAAGGGGCTTTGGACTTAGCATAAGTCATTGATTGTCAGCGAAACTTAACTCTTGACTTTTGCCCTTAAATCCTGTTATAATAAACGATAGAAATAGGAATAAAACGATGAAATTTCGCTTAATGAGCGATCTTCACTTAGAGTTTGAAGACCGCACAACAAATTTTACGCCGATGCCGCAACAGGACGATAAGACGACCGTCCTAATCCTTGCTGGCGATGTCGCCACTGGACTCGATGCCGAAGGCTTCCTATTTGCCATGTGCAAGCGTTTTTACAAGGTCGTATATGTCCTTGGCAATCACGAATTCTACGGCAAAGAATACAACAAAATCCGCGCACAGTGGAACGACTTCCCCGGACTCCCCGGCAACTTTATTTTGCTTGACGATCATGTTGTTACTATAGCAGACCCCATGGACAGCACCAAGCAGGCGCGCGTCGTCGGTGGTACCCTATGGACAGATTTCAACGGTGGCGACTGGTTTGCGATGAACGCAGCCCGCAATGGCATGAATGATTTTTGTTGCGTAAAATATAAAAGCGGCGATAAAGTAACTGGATATCGCAAACGCAAATTTATGCCAGAGGACACAGTTCGCGCTCACAAGCAAACACTGTTTCTTATCACTGAAACTATCCGTGTACCGTTCGACGGACCGACCGTGGTTGTAACGCATCACTTGCCGCATCCGCTTTGTGTAGATCGCGAATTCCGCACAAGCAGCCTCAACCCTGCATACATGACCAACTTGGATGCTGTGATCGAAGGCAACGACATTGACGTTTGGTGCCATGGACACACGCATAGCAACGTTGACGTCGAGGTTCACGGAACACGTATTTTGTGTAACCCGCGCGGCTACACCCCAGACGCACTCAATAAGGGATTCAATGAAAACCTTACCTTTGAAGTTTAATCTGACCTTATTGTTCGGTCTGCTAATTCTGCTTAATTTAGCAGATGCAATAACGACCTCGATGTTAGTGGCTCAGTTCGGGCCGAGCGTCGAGGTCAATCCTATCTTACGAGATTTAATCCAAATTTACGGAGTCGGCGCACTCTTTGGATTCAAGTATTTTTTGATCTCGCTCTTGGGCGTTCTGCTCCTTGCGCTAAAAACTGATCGACACATAATGGTGGCCGCATATAGTTTGTGGTTTGTAAATATAATGTACGCAATCGTCGTATCCTACGGCACCGTTCTTGCAGTTGCCGCGATAAATACATAAAATAGGAAAGAACATGGATCTAAAAAGTATAACAGCCCCCTATAAAGGATTAGTAACATTCTCCGATATACACGCCCACGCTTCAAAACTAAAGAAGGGAATACGCTAC